TTGAGGCAAAAAGAGGATTGTATGGATTCCTAGTTGTTTGTGACGCTTCAAATAATACTCCAGATGTCATCGACAACAACGAATTCCGTGCTGATATTTTCTTAAAACCAGCTAAATCCATTAACTATGTCACTCTGACCTTTGTTGCCACCAGAACTGGTGTAAGCTTTGAAGAAGTAGCCGGTAGAGTTTAATTTATTATCTAAATAACAAAAGGAGGACTTAACAATGGCAACAAAAGAAAACAGAACTATTTCTCAATTTAAATCAAAACTGAATGGCGGCGGTGCTCGCAATAACCTATTCGTAGTTGAGATGACATTGGATAATCTCGGATTTAAAGATAAACTTAACTTTGAAGCAGATGACTTTCAATTCTTTTGCAAAGCAGCACAACTTCCAGCGCAGACCGTATCCGCAATTGAGATTCCTTTTCGTGGAAGAACATTTAAAGTTGCTGGAGATAGAACGATTGACCCATGGACGGTGACTATAATTAATGATGAGGACTTTGGGCTAAGAAAGTCGTTTGAAGAATGGTCTAATCAAATTGCAAGTCTTGATAGAAACCTTGGAACAACTGATCCTAATCAATACATGGCTAAAGCTACTGTATATCAGTTAGGAAGAGGAGAAAAAGCAAACAGCAAAGACAATAGTGGAACTAATAACGCCATTCTTGCTACATATGAGTTTGAGGATATTTTTCCAACCTCAGTGAGTGCAATTGAGTTATCATATGATACTACAAATCAAATTGAAGATTTTACGGTTGAATTCCAAGTTCAATCATATAAAATAATCTCAGCGGCAGCAACAAGACAGGGTTAATAAATAGTCTAAAGATTAATCTTAAACTAATAAATTATGGCAAAATTATTTGGATTCTCTATTGAGGATACTGAACCGTTATCTCCAAGTGCGATTTCTCCTGTACCTCCTAATAGTGAGGATGGAGTTGACCATTATTTGAGTAGTGGTTTCTTTGGTTCATATGTTGATATTGAAGGAGTTTATAGAACTGAGTTTGAATTAATTAAAAGATATCGTGAAATGGCACTTCATCCAGAAGTTGATAGTGCCATTGAAGATATTGTAAATGAAGCAATAGTTTCAGATACAAATGATACACCAGTTCAAATTGATTTGGATAACTTAAATGCAAGTGATGGAATTAAAAAGAAAATAAGACAAGAATTTAAACATATTTTAGATTTATTAGATTTTGATAAAAAATCACATGAAATTTACAGAAATTGGTATATTGATGGTAGAATTTTTTATCATAAAATGATTGATTTAAAAAATCCACATGATGGAATTCAAGAATTAAGATATATTGACGCAATGAAAATGCGTTATGTTAGACAAGATAAGAAAAAAGATAATAAAGATAGGTATAAAGTAAATATAATCAAAAGTGATAATCCCATGGATTATGAATTTCCTCAAATTGAGGAATACTTCATTTATAATCCAAAATCACAATATCCTACTGGAAATATTAATGCAACTGGTGCTAGTAATGGCATTAAAATGTCAAAAGATTCTATCACCTACTGCACCTCAGGTCTCGTAGATAGAAATAAAGGTAACACTCTTTCATATTTACATAAAGCAATTAAATCTCTCAATCAACTAAGAATGATTGAAGATAGTCTTGTTATCTATCGTTTATCACGCGCACCAGAACGTAGAATTTTTTACATTGATGTTGGAAATCTACCCAAAGTTAAGGCAGAACAATATCTTCGTGATGTTATGATGCGTTATCGTAATAAATTAGTTTATGATGCGAGCACTGGAGAAATTCGTGATGATAAAAAGTTTATGGCAATGCTTGAAGACTTTTGGCTTCCTCGCCGTGAAGGTGGTAGAGGAACAGAAATCACTACACTTCCCGGCGGACAGAATCTAGGAGAAATCACTGATATTGAATACTTTAAGAAAAAACTTTATCGCTCTTTAAATGTTCCCCCATCAAGAATGGATGGAGAAGGTGGATTTAATTTAGGACGTTCATCTGAAATTTTAAGAGATGAATTAAAGTTCAGTAAATTTGTTGGACGCTTGAGAAAAAGATTCTCAAATATGTTTAATGACATGTTAAAAACTCAACTCATTCTTAAAAATATCATTGCTCCAGAAGATTGGGAAATTATGAGCGAGCATATTCAATATGATTTCTTATATGATAATCATTTTGCAGAACTCAAAGAAGCAGAACTTTTAAATGAAAGGTTGGGAATGTTAGCATCTGCAGAACCATATGTGGGCAAATATTTTTCGCAGGATTATGTTCGCAGAAAAGTTCTTCGTCAAACTGATACAGAAATTTTAGAACAAGATGCTTTAATTGAAAAGGAAATTAAAGAAGGCATAATTCCAGATCCAAGTGCTCCTCCAGTTGAAATGGGAGCAGACCAACCCCCAGCGCCAACGCCAGAAGTTGAAAATCAATCTACTATGGATCTTGGTTCTCCAATCATGGAACCAGATTTAGAATCTCAAGGTGGATCTACTGAGGCTCCTGGTATCACAAAGATACCCAGAGGCGGTGAAATATAAATAAAAACGATTACTTATAGGTATTTAAAAAAATGGATGATCTTTTGGATACAATTATTGCTGATGAATCACCATCCCAAATTAGTGATAAAATCAAAGAAATTCTTTTTTCCAAATCAGCGGAAAAAATAGATGCTTTTCGACCATTTGTAGCAGCAAATACATTTGGTGATAAAGCGAATGAAGTTGAATTCGAGGACGAAGAATAATTAATTTAATAAATAAGTAAAAGTGTATTTTCTAAAATAATGACCCATAGACCAGTTGGGGCTGGTGCCTCTTTTAATTTTTCAGTTGGAGTGGCTTCTACATCTTCAGCATTTTCTGCACAATCAAATGTTGTAAGAATTGTCGCTGTTGGTGGAGCAGTTCATGTAAAAATTGATAGCGATCCAGTTGCCAATGTAACTGACTATTTTATTCCTTCTAATGAAAGTGTAACATTAGCACTTTCAAAAGGCTCTAATAGAGTTGTTGGAGTAACAACTGGTTCTACCACCATTATTGATTTTGCAGAAGGGACACAATCACCTTTTGTTGTTGGAGATCATGTGACTTTAAGTGGCACAACACATCATAATTTTAGTCATAAGAGAGTTTCTGCTGTTGATACCTCCTCTGGAGTAGGTGGATTTTATCAAGAGCGCATTACTATTGAAAACGATTCCTCTGGAATTATCACAGCATTTTCTTCTCCAGATGCTTCATTAACTCTATCACAAAAAATTTCAGCTTTTGGCGTAGCAGCTGGAACACTTTATCATCAACAAGTTCAAATTACAGGACAAGCATAATGAAACTAATCAGAGAAGAGATCGAAAAGGTCGAAGTTCTGACAGAGGGAACTGGAAGAGACAAAAAGTTTTACATTAAAGGAATTTTCCTTCAGAGTGAATGTGTAAACAGAAATGGTAGAATGTACCCCTTTTCCATTATGGAAAGAGAGGTAGGTCGTTACAATGAAAATTATGTTAAAAAAGGTCGTGCTCTTGGAGAACTTGGTCACCCAGATGGTCCAACGGTAAATTTAGATAGAGTTTCTCATAAAATTACTGAACTTTATCAAGATGGAAATAATTTTGTTGGTAAAGCACAAATCCTTTCCACTCCGATGGGCAAAATTGCAGAGTCACTCTTAAAAGATGGAGTAACTCTTGGTGTTTCTTCTCGTGGAGTTGGATCACTAAGAGAAAATAATAAAGGGTTTAAAGAGGTTGGTGAAGACTTCATGTTAGCCACTGCCGCCGATATCGTTGCTGATCCATCTGCACCTGATGCATTTGTTCAAGGAATTATGGAGGGTAAAGAGTGGATCTGGGATGGTGATATTTTACGAGAACGAGTAGCAGAGAATGCAAGAAAAAAAATCAACTCTTTAGTTGACCAAAAACTTTTGGAAGATTATAAGTTGAGTTTATTCAATGAATTCTTAAATTCATTGTAATTTAATTAATTATAAATAAATATAGATTTTATACAGGAAAATCGGAGAGTTCAAATGTCTCGTGGCAAACAATTACAAGAAATGGAAGCAGGCACAAAGCAATCCAGGACTGCTGTAAACGCTAACGCAAAACCAGCAGAACCAATGGATACTTCAGTTGCTGGGTCATATGAAGATCTTGGCGGGCCCACACCAGAAAACTATAAGCCAGATGATGATTCAGCAAAACTGAAAACTCCTGGCGCAACCCTTAAGCAAGTTAAGGATGTTGTAAACAAGGGTGCGGCTGCTGCTGATGCAGTAAAAGAAGAAGAAGAACTCGATGATGAAGAATTTATTTCTGAAGAGGAAGACGAGGAAGAAGTAGAAGGCACTGAGGAAGATGAAGATGAAGGTGAAGATGAAGGTGAAGATGAAGAAGAAGACGTAGAGGAGGGGTTTGATATTGATGAAGATATCAATGCCCTTCTAGATGGTGAAGAACTTTCTGAAGAGTTCCAAGAAAAAGCAAGAACCATCTTTGAAGCTGCAATTACTTCTAGAATCTATCAAGTAAAAGAAGAGATTGAATCTATTTACGAAGAAAGACTTGCAGAGGAAGTGCAAGAAATTGCAAAAATTCTTTCAGAGCGTGTGGACTCTTACCTTGAGTATGTTGCTGAAGAGTGGTTTACTGAAAATGCACTCGCAGTTGAAAAAGGTCTGAAGGAAGAGTTAACCGAATCCTTTATGACAGGTCTGAGAGGACTTTTTGAAGATCATTATGTATCAATCCCTGAAGATAAATATGATGTTCTTGAGAGCATGGTAGAAAAACTTGATGACATGGAGACAAAACTCAACGAGCAAATTGAGAAGAATGTTTTCCTAAACAAGCGTCTCGCAGAGTCGGTTGCTAACGGAATCTTTGATGAAATTTCTGAAGGCTTAGCTGCTACTCAGAAAGACAAGCTCGCTTCACTTGCCGAAAGTGTTGAGTTTGAAAGTGACGAAGAATATCGTGAAAAACTGGAGATTTTGAAGGAAGCATATTTTCCCTCAAGAACAGTATCTCCATCAACCAGAACTGAAACTCTATCAGAAAGCGTAGATGTTGCACAAGAGTTTATCTCTGATTCAATGTCTGCCTATCTGAAAACACTTTCAGCGTTTGGCAAATAATTGAATTTAATATAATTCAAACCAAAAAACAAACACTTAGTAAAAGGTAAACGCAAATGTTCCATTCCGAGCATCTGCAGGACAAGTGGGCACCTCTTCTAGACTATAGTGGTCTAGATCCAATTAGAGATTCTCATCGTAGATCAGTAACCGCTGTCCTGTTAGAAAACCAAGAAAAATTCCTCAGAGAAGAGCAAGCATTCCAGGGTGGCAATCTCTCCAACTTAATGGAGTCGCCAACCAACTCTGCCGGTACAGGTGGATTCAGCGGTGCCAGCAGCAATACTGTTGCAGGTTTTGACCCCGTTCTGATTTCACTTATTCGTCGTTCAATGCCTAACCTGGTCGCTTATGACCTCGCTGGCGTTCAACCAATGAGTGGTCCTACTGGACTCATCTTTGCAATGCGTTCTAAGTACACCTCACAGGGTGGAACAGAAACATTCTATGATGAAGTAGATACTGCCTTCTCTGGTCAAAACGCTGCCAGAAACCTAACTGCAGGTTTCAGCGCAACCAACGCTGGTATGGGTACTACTGCCCAGTCAGGAACCAACCCATCTGCCTTAAACCCTGTTTCATCTGCATCTTCAACTGGATACAACGTCGGTCAAGGTATGACCACGGGTAATGCTGAAGACCTTGGAGATGGAGGTGGTCAATTCAACCAGATGGCATTCTCAATCGAGAAAGTCACTGTTACTGCAAAGTCACGCGCACTGAAGGCTGAGTATTCACTTGAGCTCGCTCAAGACCTCAAGGCAATCCATGGTCTGAATGCTGAAGCGGAATTAGCAAACATTCTCTCAACTGAGATTCTTGCTGAAATCAACCGCGAAGTTATCAGAACCATCTATAAGGTTGCTGAGCAAGGTGCTGTACAGAACGTCGCAACTGCTGGTGTATTTGACCTTGATGTTGACTCAAACGGTCGTTGGTCCGTTGAGAAGTTCAAGGGACTTCTATTCCAAATTGAGCGTGATGCTAATGCAATCGCACAAAGAACTCGTCGTGGAAAGGGCAACATCATCCTCTGCTCAGCAGACGTTGCCTCAGCTCTAACCATGGCAGGTGTACTCGATTACACTCCAGCACTCAACGCTAATCTGAACGTTGATGATACCGGCAACACTTTTGCTGGTGTTCTTCAAGGTAAGTATCGCGTATATATTGACCCATACGCTGCTAACCTGACTTCAGCTAACGCATCTTCAGATTCTGGTAACCAATACTATGTTGTTGGTTATAAAGGTTCTTCACCTTATGACGCTGGTATTTTCTATTGCCCATATGTACCTCTTCAGATGGTACGTGCCGTTGGCGAGAACAGCTTCCAGCCCAAAATTGGATTTAAGACCCGCTACGGCATGGTCGCAAACCCATTTGCCGAAGGAACCTCACAGGCTCTTGGCGCTCTTACTGTTAACGCTAACCGTTACTACAGAAGAGTACGTGTTAAGAACCTCATGTGATTTAATTCACAAATATATCTTAGGGGGTCCCTTTGGACCCCTTTTTTTATCTAAATAAAATATACGCTAAAATATAAAAGATGAAACCCACTCCAAGACAATCTCAAGAAATTAACAAAAACTATGAGAAAGTCGTTGAGCATTTAATCAAAGAAGGTTATGCTGACGATAAAGATTCTGCAGATAATATTATTAAAGGAATGAGTGAATCTTGGTATGATATTATTATTTCAGAGTAATTAATTAGATGGCATCAAAATCTGGGTCTAGACCCTCTCAAATTGAAAATAGAAATTTTCTCTCACCAACTGGGTTTAAATTTATCTTAAAAAGAAGTCCTAAAGTTGCTTTCCTTTGCAATCAAGCAAACGTACCAGATATTACTCTAGGTATTGCAAAACAACCAACCTACTTAAAAGATATTGATATACCAGGAGATAAACTAGTTTTTGGTGATTTAAATTTAAGATTTTTGGTTGATGAAAATCTCGAAAACTATATGGAAATTCAAAAATGGATGAGAGGATTAGGTTATCCAGAAAGTGTGCAAGAATATAGAAATTTAAATGCGGAAGGACTAATTCAGGGCAATTATTCAAATGACCGACAAAACATATATTCAGATGGAACTTTACAAGTATTAAGTAGCAATTTAATTGCAAAGTTTCAAGTTTCATTTAAAGATCTTTTTCCATATTCATTATCAACAATTACTTTTGATGCAACTAACACTGATATTGAATACTTTACAGCAGATGTAAGTTTCAAGTATACTATCTACAATATGACAGATTTGAGTGGTAATCCTTTATGATTGTTGATCTTGATAAAATTCAAGAAATGTGGGAGAAAGATTCAAAAGTAGATCCAGATAATTTACATACAGAGTCTTTAAATATTCCAGTTCTTCATGCAAAATACTTTGATTTATATAATACCATTTTTCTTTTAAGAAAAAAAGCAGAGCAACAAAGAAAAAACATTCGACACGAACGATATGAGTATTATTCTGGAAAAGCAGATCCTGATGTTTATGTGGAGGATCCATTCCCTAAAAAGATTCGTGACAAAGATACGATGCAGAAATACTTAGATGCTGACGAAAGACTGTCTACAATCTGTTTAAAGATTGACTACTATGACACGATGCTTGTTTATATTGAAAGCATCTTAAAGATGATACAGAACAGAACCTATCAGATTAAAAATGCTATTGAGTTTATGAGATTCAACTCTGGACTGGGGTAAATAAATATTCATAGATGCATGAGACATCGTGAATACAACAGATCTTGTTATTTCTAAATCAAACGAAGTATTTCTAAAAATCAATACACAACCTCATATT